CCAGCAGTCGCAGCTATTGCCAACAAGATTGACTATGACGGTACAACAACTGCTGCATTAAACACAGCAAACATTGTTGGTACAGCAGGTACACCACCTACTGGTCTATATACATACTTGTCAGCTCAAGCTTATCTTGATTCTGAAGGCGCACCACGTGATGGCCGTCGTTCATGTATCGTAGAACCATTTACTTCAGCTACTATTGTTGATAGCTTGAAAGGTCTATTTGTACCTACTGCTGAAATTTCAGCTCAGTACACTAAAGGCTTAATGGGTCGTGATTCTGGTGGTATGAACTGGAAGTTAGATCAAAACATTGTATCTCAAACTTTTGGTAACTTCTCATCATCTACAGTAACAGCTTCAGTAGCTACAACGACTGCAACTGGCTTCTTAACTTCAGGTTGGGCTTCTTCATCTACTATTTCATTGACTGCTGCTAATACAGGTACAATCAATCTAAATGCTGGTGATACATTCCAAATTGCTGGTGTTTATGCAGTCAATCCGCAAAATCGTCAAGCTTACGGTACTAACAAATTACGTTCATTCGTAGTTAAATCTGCTGTATCAGTAGCTTCAGGTGCTAGCGTTTCAGTAACAGTTTCACCTGCTGTAATTACTGCTGGTCAGTTCCAAAACGTATCTGTACCTACTCCTGCTGCTTCTGCTGCTGTAACATTCTTTGCTTCACAATATAATGCAAGTGGTAGTGGTATCGTTTCACCACAAAACATTGTGATGCACCGTAATGCGTTCACAATTGCTATGGCTGACTTAGAATTGCCAGAGGGTGTACACTTTGCTGGTCGTGCTTCTGATAAAGAAATCGGTTTATCAATGCGTGTAGTTCGTCAATACACTATTAATAACGATTCTATCCCTACTCGTGTTGATGTTTTATACGGTTGGGCACCTCTTTACCCAGAACTAGCTTGCCGTGTTGCAGCTTAATTTAACGGATAAAGGAAAATATCATGGCTAATCCAGGACCAGCAGTAACCACCTCAGCTCACCCAAGTAATGTAACAACTAATCAGACACAACGATTATTGGGTGTACTTAAAGGTGTAAACGTAAATGCAGCATCTGGGAGTTTCTTCCCTTTGCCTATCATTAACTCTACAACTTACCAACCTAACTTATTAGTAGTTACTAACTCTAATAACGCAGGTGCAGCTACAGGTACTTTAACTAGCTTAGTATTAGGTATTACTACAACAGGTAGCGGTACACCAACTTCATTGTTTGGTGCTATTACTGCTTCACAGTTAGCTACAGTTCTTGGTGTGAGCCAAGTGGCAGCTTCTGCGGTAGTAACTGCTTATAACCAACAAGCGTTATTCGTCAATATTGCAACTACTACTGCGGTAGTAGGTACTGTTGATGTTTACGTGTACGGCTACGACTTTAGTTAATACTAAGTAATGCAAAGAAAAAAGACATACTCAAAAGGTGTGTCTTTTTTTATTTAATCATCTATAATTGAAGTACCTTATTTAAAGGAAATTATCATGTCATCTACCACTATTGCTCGTGGCAATTCAATTACCACTTTTTACATTGGTCCATCTATAACACCAGTTGCTGTAGCTGCTAATACAACAGCAATACAAACTTTTAATTTACCTGGCTTACAAGTAAATGATCTTATTCTGCCTTATGGTTACGTAGCTAATCAAATTGCAGGTGTATGGATTGTTGAAGCTGATTGCTTAACTGCTGGTGTATTAACACTTCAGTTTGGTAATAATACTGCTGCACCTGTTACTCCTACTCCTGGTATTTATGAGTTTCAAATTGTACGTTCTGAAAACTATCCATTGCCAACTACTGCGGTATAAGGAACAATCATGGCTTATAACTCAGCTTTCGCACCATTTGGGCCTACTTATTTAGTAGGTAGTTTAGCTGCTGTTCAAGTGAAATCATCTAATAACGTGTACCCTAGTGGTTATCGTTTTGTTAATATCACTTCAAGTTTAATCAGAGTTTCTTGGCAACCTCAAGAACCTAATGATGCGACTTCTACACCTGTAGTAACAGCACCTGCTTTAACAGTTCCGTCTGCTAATACTATTGCTATCCCTGCAAATGGTGTAGCGGTACTTAGTGGCATTCCACCTAATGCGTGGTTCTTATCTAGTGCAGCATCTAGTGTAGAAATCACACCAGGCGAAGGACTAAACTAATGGCTAACTCTAATCAAGTTGCAAGTACATCAACTCAAAATATTGTACCTGTTCAAGCAGCATTTAATACTGCTGGTGCTTGTTTAGGATTAGTTGGCCCTGGTGGCGTTTACTTTTCACCACCTTTAATTGGTGATGTAATTACAGGTGCAACGATTGATAGTTCTGTAATTGGTGGTACAACACCATCAACAGGTAACTTTACTTCACTTAGTTTAGGTGGGAAAGTTATTGCATCTAATGTTGCACCTGCTATTGCTAGTGGTTTTGGTACAACGCCTACTATTACAGGCACTAATACTTTTGGTTTTAAAATAGTAGTAGGTACTGGTGGTGCTGCTAATGGTGTTATTACATTACCTGCTGCACCTACAGGTTGGGTAGTAACTGGATATGACACAACTAACTCTGCAACCATATTTATTCAACAATCAGCGTACACTACAACAAGTGCAACGATAGTTGGATATAGTATGACTACAGGTTTAGCTGCTAACTTTAGTGCTGGTGATGTTTTAATACTTACTGCTTCACCTTTTTAAAGGAATATTATGGCTGGCCCAAGTTCAACTGTAGATCAAAATCTACTGCCAGTACAGGCATACTTTGATGTCTATGGGAACTTTCAGACATTTATAGGTCAAGGTCAGCCATTCTTTGCTACATTTAATCCTAATCAATCAGGGTTACATATTACTAATAGTACGATTGATAGTACGACAATTGGTGCTACAACAGCTTCAACAGGTGTATTTACTAATGTATTAGGCACTACAGGTCAAATCAGCACAACACCTAGTGCTAATATTGATATAGCTAATAAATTCTATGTTGATACTGTTGCTCAAGGGTTAGGCCCTAAAGCAGCGTGTCAAGTTGCTACAACAGTTAATTTAGCTAGTTTGTCAGGTCTATTATTAATTGATACTTATCAAACAGTAGCTGGTGATCGTGTCTTAGTTAAAAATCAAGGTTCAAATCAATTTAACGGCATCTATATAGCCTCTACGACTGCATGGAATAGAGCAACTGATATGGACGTATGGGCAGAAGTGCCTGGTGCGTATACAGTCATTCTAAATGGCTCTCAAGTAGGTACAGGTTGGGTATGTACATCTACTGCAACAGGTACAATTAACGTAACTGCTATGCCTTGGGTTCAATTCTCTAGTTTAAGCACTTATTATGCAGGTACTGGATTAAGTCTTAGTTCAAATACTTTTAGTATTACGCCCGTAGGTACAGCAGGCACTTATGGTTCAGCAAGTGCAGTACCAGTATTTATTACTAATGCTAGTGGTCAAGTAACAGGTGTAACTAATACTTCTATTGCGATTGCTAATACTGCGGTTAGTGGCTTAGGTACAATGAGTACACAAAACGCAAATAATGTAGCTATTACTGGTGGCACAATTAATACTGCCACAATAGGTCAATCTACAGCAGGTTTAATTACAGGCACAACAATAACTGCTAATACGCAGTTTACAGGTGCAGGTACAGGATTAACAGGTACAGCAACATCATTAAACATTGGTGGTAATGCTGCAACAGCAACAAGTGCTACAAGTGCAAGCTCAGTTACTAATAGTGCTACATTTAATAGTGGTGGCGCAGGTGGTGCTTCACCAATCACTTTTAATGGATCAGTTGCACAAACTATTTCATACAATACAATAGGCGCTCCTAGCGTTACAGGTACAAATGCTTCAGGTACTTGGTCAATAGGTGTAACAGGTAATGCTGGCACAGTAACTAATGGATTATATTCAACGGGTAGTTATTCTAACCCTACATGGCTAACTTCTATTGCAGGTTCAATAGTAAGTGGTGCAGTAGCAAGTGCTACTTTAGCCACAACTGCTACTAATATTGGTGGTGGGTTAGCAGGCTCATTACCCTATCAAACTGGTGCTGGTGCGACTACATTTTTAAGTTTAGGCACTACAAACTATGTTTTAACTGCTGGCGCAACTGCGCCTCAATATGTTGCTCAATCTACTTTATCTGTAGGCTCATCTACAACTTCAACTACTGCAACTAATTTAGCAGGTGGTTTAGCTAGTCAAATTGCTTATCAAACAGGCGCAGGTGCTACAAGTTTCATAGGTAATGGTACAGCAGGGCAGTTTTTACAATCTAATGGTGCAAGTGTACCTACATGGGCTACACCAGTTAGCTATGCAACTGTTACTGACGATACAACGACTGCTACGACACGTTACCCATTATTTGCTAATCAAACTACAGGTAATCTTTCTACTACTTACACAAGCTCTACTAAGTATCAATACGTACCCTCTACAGGTACATTGACTGCAACTGTATTTAGTGGAAGTGGTGCGAGTTTAACTTCTATACCTAATGGTGCTTTAACTAACTCAAGCGTAACAATAGGCTCTACTGCTGTATCACTAGGTGCGACAGTTACTACTTTTGCAGGATTAACTTCTGTAACTTCTACTACTTTTGTAGGCGCATTAACAGGTAATGCTAGTACGGCTACAAGTGCAACAACAGCGACTAATGCAACTAACGTAGCAGTAACAGACAATACAAGCTCTACAGCGACTTGGTACCCTACTTTAGTATCAACTACGACAGGTAATTTACCTATAACAACTAGCTCTACTAAAATTAGCTTTGTACCTAGTACAGGAGTATTAAGTGCTAATGGTGTAGCTTTAACAGGCAATTTAGGTACAGTAACAAGTGTAGCTGCAATTACTTTAGGTACAACAGGAACTGATCTTAGTTCTACAGTAGCAACAGGAACTACAACACCTGTTATTACTTTACAAGTACCTACGGCTTCTGCATCTAATAGAGGAGCTTTAAGTTCTACTGATTGGACAACTTTTAATAATAAAGCACCATCATTTACTTATACTACTAATTATATTCCTTATGGCCAAGGTACTACTACACCTAATCAATCGTCAGCATTAAACTATACAGGTACGACTTTATCAGCTCCACAAGTATCTGCTACAAATGGATTATTTGTTAATAGTCAAACAGTAAGTGTAAACTATACAATTCCAACAGGCTCTAATGCTATGAGTGTAGGTGCAGTTGTAGCAGGTGGTGTAACAGTAACAGTACCTTCAGGCTCAAAATGGGTTGTATTATAAATTTAGGAGATTCACATGGCATCAATTATTAATGCAACAACAACAAACGGAGTAGCCATAAGTGCTGATAACTCTGGTATTTTACAACTCGCTACGAATAGTGGAACAACAGCTTTAACATTAAGTGTAGCTCAAGCAGCTACTTTTGTTAGTAGTGTAACTGCAACATCATTAACTGCTCCTATATTAAGTAGTGCGACTACATTATCACTACAAACAAATGGTTCTACTACAGCAGTAACGATAGATGCTAGTCAAATAATTTCACTTGCTAATGCACTCCCAGTTACATCAGGTGGTACAGGTAATACAACTGGAGCTACTAACTACACAGGCTTCAAAAATCGCATCATCAATGGTGCTATGGTGATTGACCAAAGGAATGCAGGGGCTAGTGTTACTCCTACAAATAATCAATATTTAGTTGATAGATTCTCTGCTACATTGAGTCAAGCTAGCAAATATTCAGTTCAACAAAATGCAGGGGCAGTTACACCCCCAATAGGTTTTATTAATTATTTAGGGGTAACTTCTTTATCTGCTTATTCAATTTTAACAGGAGATACTTTTTCTATTGCTCAAGCAATTGAAGGTTTTAATGTAGCTGATTTAAACTGGGGAACTACAAATGCTCAAACAGTTACATTATCATTTAGAGTTTACTCAAGCCTTACTGGAACTTTTGGAGGAGCAATAAATAATACAGATGGAACACGAGGATATCCATTTAGCTATTCTATTCCTGTAGCTAATACTTGGACACAAGTTAGTATAACTATTACAGGCGATACAACTGGTAATTGGTTAAAAAATAATGGAAACGGATTAAAAGTAAATTATGGATTAGGTGTTGGTGCTACTGGTGGTAGCGGAACAGCAGGTTCTTGGCAAGCTGGTTTGTTTGTTTCAGCCACAGGCGCAACCTCAGTAGTAGGCACATCAGGAGCTACCTTCTACATCACAGGTGTCCAACTAGAAAAAGGCTCTACTGCTACTAGCTTTGACTATAGACCTTATGGGACTGAGTTAGCTTTGTGTCAGCGGTATTTACCAGCTTGGAACATGACAGCAGTAAATCAAGTAATTGGACAAGGGCAAGCTACTGCAACTACAAGTGCAGCTATTTATTTGCCTTTTAAAGTTTCTACACGAGTACCCCCCACTGGAACAAGTACCTCCGCAGCATCAACATTTTATCTAACCGCATCTGGATATACAGTCGCTGGAACAGTATCAACTATTAGCGGTCAGTATTATGGAACAGAAGGAGCAGAAATAGGTATTGGAACTTCTTCTGGATTGGTAGGAGGTAATTGCACAACATTAGCTTCAAATGCAACTTCATCACAAATTTTATTTACAGGGTGCGAACTATGATGAACTGGAAACTAATTAGAAATCCTATGACAGGTATAGATGATGTTGTATGGCGAGTATTAGATGATGGCAGACAAGAAAGTTGTTTAGTTACATCAGAAGCCTACCTTCAATGGCTATCCGAAGGCAACACACCTGAACCAGCAGAGGTAACCCCATGAGTTCAATAGTTGTAGCTGGAAATACCAGCGGAAGTGTCACATTAAGTGCGCCAGCAGTAGCAGGTACAGCAACTATTACTTTACCTACAGTAACTGGTAATATGCTTTCATCTACAGGTGTAACTGCTTCAGTATTAGGTACTGTTACTAACAAAGTAGCAATTAATATTGGCGGTACAGTTTATTATCTATTAGCTTCTACGAGTGCAGTTTAATCATGGCTAAACATTTAGAAAACTTTGGAAAGTGGTATGACGGAATATTAAATTTATTCCCATTCTGCTTAGACGATACATGGATTAAAACAATCGGTATTGCTTGGTTATTTACAGTAGAGGGTAAGTGGTCATTTATCCCTAAGATAGTACCGACAAATTGGCAGTATGCTAATGCGTGTGTATTTGTAAGGTTTGGCTTACCCTTTGCTTTCTTCATGCAACTACGTGCTAGTCCTACACACTTGTTTCAAGGTGGGATTGGTTGGAAGCAATCAGGCAGAATAGCAATCCATTGTCGTTTTCAGACAGATGCAAGTTCAGCTATTGGTTATCATGTAGGCTTACCTAATACAGATCATGCAAGTGGCTTTGAATATGGAAGGCATTAAAATGATTAATTACGTATGGAAAATATTAGAAATATCTGCTGAGAATGAGATAATCACTCATGCTAAATACTATGTAACAGCAAGTGAAGATGATAGATTAGTAGAAACAGAGGGAAACTGGTGGTTCAATTATCCTGTAACTATGCCTTTTGCAGAAGTAACAGAAGAAATGGTTGTATCATGGATTGAAAAAGAAACTATGAGAGATGGCATAAATATTATAAAATCTCGCTTAGAAGAACAATTAAATGAAATAAAAACTAATGGTACTGTTGTTGCACCTTGGTTGCCACAAGTATTTACGCCTACATAAGGAACTATTATGACAATGCCACTAGAGATTATTTCACGAGCTTTAAAAGATATAGGAGCATTAGAATCAGGCGAAACACCAACACCTGAAGCTACTCAAGATGCTTTTGATATGCTTAATGATCTTGTAGATCAATGGTCTAATGAAGATATGATGGTCTACAATACGACTGAAATTATCTTTCCTCTTATTGCAGGTCAAGTCCAATACACGATAGGCCCTACACCCTCTACTGCTAACTTTATTGGTGCTGTATTTACAGGCTCAATTCAAGGTAATATTCTGACAGTAACAGGCATAACAAGTGGCGCAATCGCACAAGGTCAAACATTAAAAGGTGCAGGCATTACAGCAGGAACTAAGATTGTTCAATTCTTAACAGGTGCAGGTGGCAACGTAAATGAAATAGGTACATATGAATTAAACATACCTTATCAAACACCAATAGCTTCACAATCAATTACAGGCTATTACCAGAAGCCTTTATACATTGACCAAGCGTATGTAAGAGTAAACACTCAAAGTAACGGCCAACCTGTTTTAAATGGTGGTTTAGATTATCAAGTCAGTATTTTAGCTTTAGAGAATTATAATCAGATTGGCTTAAAAACACTTAATGGCCCTTGGCCTAAAGCACTTTATTACAATCCTAACGCTGTAACAGGTAATGTATTTGTATGGCCAAACCCTGCTCAAGGTGAGATGCACATATTCTCAAGTACAATCTTTAGTAACTATACTAATTTGTATGATGAGATTGCTCTACCTCAAGGTTACTCAATGGCTCTTAGATGGAATCTAGCAGAACGATTAATGCCTATGTATGGCAAAGCATCACAAATACAAATAGGCATGATTAATCAATATGCACAAGAATCTAAATCTACGATTAAACGTAATAACATGAAGCCTATTGCTTCTGCAAGTTATCCTAGCTCAATGCTAGTCAGCAGAGCCCGTGACGCAGGTTGGATTTTGAGTGGGGGCTTCTTCAGTTGACATATTCCGCTAATTTATGTATGTAGAGCAAGTATGAAAACTTTAATACGTGGTGATTCTTATATAGAGAATAGGGGTTAAGTATGGATTTTGGATTTGTTGGGCCAAGTTATGAAGCACCTAGTATTTATCAAGATTCGCAAGAGTGTATTAACTGGCGCCCAGAAATTGACCCATTAAAATCCCCTGCTAGTGCAACTTCAGCAGCAAGTAGAGGTATTGTAGCTTTATATCCAACACCTGGTTTGCAATCATTAATTTTATTACAAAATCAAGCTCAAGTACGAGGCATGAGAACTGTATCAGGTGGCAATTATTTAGTAGCAGTATGTGGCCCTTATGTTTATGTAATGGCTTCAGACTTTAACCCTACATTAATAGGCACATTAAATTCTAATTCTGGCATGGTAGGAATTACTGATAATGGATTAAATGTTTATATAGTTGATGGTTCATATCGTTATACATGGCGCATATCAAACCCTGCTAGTGCAGTATTTACAGGCTCAATATCAGGTACAACTTTAACTGTTACTTTATTAAAAAGTGGAAGTATTGGTGTAGGTCAATCTTTGTTTGGTGTTGGTTTAACTGCTGAAACTGTTATTACTGCTTTAGGTAGTGGTAGTGGTGGCCCAGGTACTTATACAGTTAATATTTCACAAACTGAAACTTCAGAAATAATGAATAGTGCTGCTGTAGCTGCAACGCTAACAGGTTCAATTTCAGGTACAACATTAACAGTAACAGCAGTATCAGGTACATTATATCCAGGACAGACTATACAAGGTACTGGAGTAACGGCAGGTACTATTATTACCACATTAGGTAGTGGCACAGTTCTAAGTCAAACAATAACGACTGGTGGCACAGGTTATAACGTAAATGATGTAATTACAGTTTTAGGTGGTGTATATGGTACAACGCCAGCAACTTATATTGTATCTACAGTATCAGCAGGTGTAGTAACAGGTTTAACAATGACTAATGCAGGTGCTTATACTTCATTACCTACTAATCCTGTTTCTACATCATGTAGTGGTGCAGGAATAAACTTAACATTAACGCTTACTTTTGGTACAGGTTCTGGTGGTACAGGTAATTATGTAGTAAGTGCTTCACAAACTGTAGGTTCAGAAACATTATATGCGCTTAATTTTAGCGTATTGCCTAATAGTGATGGTGCATTTAGTGGTGCTACTTCAGTAGATATTGTTGATAACTATTTTGTTTATAATAAACCTAATACTCAACAATGGGGAGCAACTAATCCTTTATCTCCTATTAGTCAGCCTTTAAGTTTTTCATCTAAAGATGGCGCACCTGATAATCTTGTTACATTAATTGTAGATCATAGAGAAGTTTATTTATTAGGTGAAACTTCTTCAGAAGTATGGGTAGATGTAGGTACATTCCCTTTTGCTTTTCAACGCATACCAGGTACATCAACACAACATGGAATTGCTGCAAAATCTTCAGTATCAAGATTAGGCAATTCTTTTGCTTACGTTTCAAGAAATCAACGTGGGCAATCTGAAATTATGCAAATGAATGGTTATATACCACAACGCATATCAACTCATGCTGTAGAAAATACTTTAGTTAATAAGTATGTAGGTGATGCAATAGCTTGGACATATCAATTAGAAGGACATGAGTGTTATGTTGTAAGTTTTCCTACTATTAATTTGACTTGGGTATATGATATTACAACAGGTATGTGGCATAAATGGTTAGCAACTGATCCATTAACTGGTCAATACAATATGTACACAGGTAGTTGTAGTGCGGTATTTCAAGGATTAGTTGTAGTAGGTGATTATGCAGATGGGCATATTTATAAACTTGATCCTGATACATATACAGATGATGGTGTAGAAGTTAGAAGATTAAGAAGATGCCCTCATTTAGTTACAGATTTACAAAGACAATACTTTGATGAATTACAAATACAGTTTCAACCTGGTGTTGGTATATTAGGTACTGCAAGTGCTGTTACTAATGGCATACAAAGCCCATTAATTATTAATAATGGTCAAACTTATGTAGTAGCTAATGGTGTAACAGTTTATATTGAATTTTCTTTAGTACCACAAGTTAATGCTAATACACCTCTTACTGATCCACAAGCTATGCTTAGATGGTCAAATGATGGTGGTAGCACATGGTCTAATGAACATTGGACAACAATAGGTAAGATAGGTCATTATAAGAATCGTGCAATATGGCGTAGATTAGGTTGGGCACGAGATAGAATATTTGAAGTAGTTGTAACTGACCCAGTTAAAGCAGTTATTATTTCAGCTAATCTTAAGGCTTCAGAGGGCGAATCATAATGGCTAATGGTATATATGGCACCAGTCAAACTAATCCTTACCCACAGACTGAGTTTTTAGATGCTCAGACTAAAAGGCCTTCTCGTGCTTGGCAACAGTTTTTTCTTAACTTATTAAACTTTACTAGCGCACCTACAGCAACAACAGGTACAGCTAATCTACCTGCAAAGCCTGTAGGCTTTATTAATATATCAGTAGCAGGTAAACCTTATAAGGTGCCGTACTATAATGTTTGATATAACAGAAAGATTAGATACATTTTCTCTTGTAGAAAATACTGATATTGTTACACATGAAAAAATAGTACAGTTACAAGATGAATTACTAAAAATGCCTCAAGCAGATATTGTTACTGAGCATACATTTTTAGAAGGTGTATATGAAAGAAAGATAACTATACCTAAATGGACAGTATTAACAGGTGCAGCACATAAGACTGATTATAAGATCAGATTAGA